TACGCTGTGCCATAAGAATATTTATCCGCTCTTAAGCAAATAATTTCAAAAATTTATAACTTCAGTGTGTAGTTGGGAGTATACAAACGTAAATCCGGAGGTTACCTCATCAGATGTTTGATAATCGTAGTCAATAGTCTCTACGGTCGTAGGAAATGCCTTAGTGTATGTAAATTTTATTCTATTATTATTAAATTCATCTTTTCCAAAAATTGTAAGATCAGTTTGATAATTTTTAAAAGGGTGACTTTCTCCTACATTAATATCTCTAACATTATAGTGACCTTCTCTTTGATCATGTAGTAAGTTAAGCCATTGATATATTACCCAGTAATTTTTATATTCATTATCTATGTTAAATTTTACACTAACAGGCGGATAGGCATTTTTAGAAT